TTTTAACCTTATATTTTTTTTTTAGTTTTAAATAAATTAAAACAAAAGGGCCTTCAATTCTTGGTTGAAGTACAAAAAAACGTGTATAACCTAAAGGAAGTAAAAATTCCCTCGCGGTCCAGGCTTTGTCGGCCAGATACGTTGTCTTTCATTTTCAGTTCGGCCTTTGTGGTGCCAGACTGAGCCTCTGAGTTCCATTTGTGTTGGAAAGACGAGAGTCTTGAAAGCGTCGAGTTCGCTCGTTCCTTCTGGGAAGATGCGTGCTCGTGCCATCCATTCGATTGATTTCTCGTTTGGTAAGATGCCCTTTTCGTGGACGATCTTGTTCCAAATGTACTCGCATAGCTGATGAAAGTCATCGTGCTTGCCGGCGTTGGCGTAAGCCAGGCCGAGGGCGGCTGAAGCAAGTTTGCTCCAGTCCCTGCGGTGTTCGGGAAAGAATAGGTGGGTAAGGAGGTCCTCTTTTGTGCGGTAAGGTAATCCATATGAGTTGAAGAAACTGAGAACAGACATGTGTTGAGAAGTATCTTGAAACTGAGATTTAGTATCACTTAATTTAGCATTGAAGTAGAATTGAGCGGAATCTCTAAGATTAGACAGAAAAGTGGGTCCATAGATTGAATACATTACTCCGACGAATGCGATGAGAGAGTCATCTCCTTGGACGCGAATCCAAAAGTGAGGTGAGTTGATGTCAACTCCTAAGGCGGAGAGACATGTTAGAATCATAATTGCGTTGGCGAATGAGTCCATGAGCTGTGTTTGCTGAAATCCAGAAGCGAAACCGTTGTAGTTCCATTTCCATAGGGTATTGTCAGGTAGCAATATTGGTGTGTGCTTGATGCTCCAGGTCATCCATTTCCATAAACGCTCGATTCTTTGTGGGTCTCGGGGTGTGGCATGTGGGTAGAAAGAGGTGGGTTGGTAGATTGAGAGAGAAAAGTATGATCGCCAGATGTTGTGAACGTCATCGATTAGCTCGTGAAGCAGTCTCTTATCGAATTGTGACCAGTCTAGGCTCAGCCAGTTGTTCTTGACGTGAGTAGCGTTGGCTTCGAGAGTCAGCTTTTTCCATCCTCCTCGGATAATTTCTCGTCCCCAAAGTAGAAATCCCTTCTCAGGTTGATTGAGATAGTAAGCTTGTAAAGGCCAGATGAACATGTTTTCGACCATGATTAAGAGCTTGGTTGCTCCGAAAACGGCGCGAATTTTGTCAACTTCATCTTTTAGTACGACGTGTGCTCGTGCGAAAAGTGAATGCCAATAATAAGCAATGGGAGTTCCATCATCTTGGAAGAACCGTGAGTGGCCTTCTTTGATTTGGTGGACTAGAGTCCGATTGTATGTGAATAACTCATTGTATAGGTTGTGGAATGAAGTGGTTGCTTTTCCAATTAAACCGATACGTTGCTTGATCTTCAAGTAGTCAGTGACCAGAATTGATCCTCTGATGAAGAATGAGATACTCCGGGAGACAAGGGTTTGAAGCTTGGGAGATTGTGATTCACCGTCCAGGTCGCGGTATTGTGGGACAAACCTAAAAGTTGGGATGTTCCAAGGTGCGCAGGCGTTGGGGGGTAGATTCCAGGTATAGTACCTGAGATCAGGGAACGAGATCGGATAAAGTGTTCTATCCGGGCGTCCTAAATCAGTAACTCGGTCAACAGCTTTTTGATAGTGTTGATCTCGGGGTATGATGTGCAATGGTTGCTCAAAAGACATGAAGTCGTTGATGACGGCCTCGTCGCTTGAGTTTGATCTCCGATTTCCGAATGCCTTTTCAACGATGTTTTGATCGATGAATTTGAGGGCTCGGTTGTGGATCCATTCTGAAAAGAAAGAAACAGAATCGGC